AACGCTGCTGATAACTGAGGTGCAAAGATGAGCGCAACAATAGCAAACACCTTAACAGCGTCGTCACCGGGAAGACATCTATATTCTATCGAATCGTGCTCTTTAACTAGAGTAGTCTCCCATTTATTTTTTGTGATAGGAACACCGTTAATCATAATCACGAAAGTAGATTCGTAATCAGGGGATATGTCGTGATCGGTGTTGATTTGTTCAACAACACTAGCAATAGTAGTACCTTCTAGGACAGCTACTGTAAATCGCTCGGTTTTAAGCGGATGAGGAATAGCGTTTAATATAGCTACTTTCCTGCTCAAAGGTTTATCTAAGCATGATTTGTTTTCTACATAACGAAAGAAGCCAGCAACACGTTTATTCCACTTAGGGTTGCTAAGGTACTCCACGACAGAATCAGAGCCTTCACGGACGTGTAGGAAGCTCTCAGGGGTAATCATGACTCCTATGTGTCTGACTTTACCAAGTACACGGAACAAAACAACATCGCCGTGTAAAGGTGTAGTTACTTCATCCCAACCCTCACGGTATTGTGCGAACAATTCTTGTATACGCTGTTCTTCTGTAGCTTCGTACTCGCTGTCAAAAGCTGGCAAGTCTATTTTCAGTTCTTCTTTGTAGAACAACCGAACCAAGCCGTAACAATCAGTACCAGAGAAATCTCTTCCCTTGGCTTTATACCGTAGCCCAATGTATTTCTCTGTCATTTTCTTTTCTTCTTAATTAGAACAACCCAGGATTGAAACGGGGTGTGTATGTGTAAGCAGGGAAAGGTTCTCTATCCTGCTCTGGAGTCATCAATTCAGCAGTGACTTGCCCTGCGTTGTACTGAAAGTTTGTGATATAGAAATTATCGAACACGATCTCTACCACGTCTGGTGTTTTTGATAGAACAAGCTCTATTTTGATTTTAGGAGGACTAGCTAGCGATCTGATTATCGGTGTAATGTACCGAGTAACGTCTTCAAGCACTAGACTACACCTACTAGAGCCTTCTCTTTCTTCTGATGGTAGTGCTATTCGCAGAGGAAGAAACGTAAATGAATCTCCTCTGCTGACAACACCGTAAGTCACATCTTCGGAATCTTCACTTATACGGGAAGTATAGTTATCAGCTAAACGAACCCTAGGTGTAACTCCATCGGTATCGTAGATAGTCAAGAGTACTATTAAAGTAGAATCCCCATCTGGACTAAACATCTGTTTAATCGCTTCAGGGGACATTGTTGCTAGTCTGCTCATGGTAGTATTTCCATCTGCATAGACGTGCTCCAAACATCGTTCGTAATATAAGAAACGGTGTACATTTCTCCGTTATCAGTAGCGACAAGTCTTGCCTCTACGATAGCTCCTGTACGTGGATGTGGGAAACCAAATCTTGCAGTACCTTTGATGGTATCTTCTACAAACACACGCAGTGCTTCTACTTGCGATGTACGCATGTGAAAGGTACACTGCATTGTGTGTATACGCTTACCTATTCTTCTTTGCTTCGCAGCACCCTTGTCTTGGGGAGTTCTCAGAAGCAGAACACCACCTGTCTCTGAGAAGTTCTCCTGTGGACTTTGCGGCAATGTTGGAGGCCATGTGTAACTGTATGCCATTTTATCCTTTATCTTGAAAGCAGAGAAGGGCGCATACCGAAGGTTTGACCGATTGAGCGTTGCACAGAACTACCAGAGCGTTGTGCTTCACCTGCAATCATTTCACCCACGGTTACTTCTACTCTACGATTACCTCTGCTATCTACAGTTTCTTTCTGCGAAACCTGAGCACCAGAGTTGTTGTTAATAACTACCTGTACGCTAGTACCGCTAGAACCACGAGTAGCACCTTTAGTATGATCTATGACGGTTTCCTGTGGGTGCATTACTGCGTAGTACCCACCTTTACCATCAACACCGCCTGATCTGCTACCGTTGCCCGTGTAACCACCACCATCATACGAGGGGAAGAAGCTCTTAATTAAGCCGAAGATACCTTGGCTACCACCAGCAGCAGAAGCTGACTCGTATGCTTTCATGAAGGACATACGCAACTCAAGTTTAGCTAAGTCGATTAACATTGATTTGATCATGTCACCAAACGAGGATTTACCTGTAGCGGCGAAATCAACAAGTATATCTGCCGCATCACCAAAACCTTTCTTGAAAACATCATTGAAAGCTATCTGTCTTTGGTAATCATCGTCAAAGGTTTTACGCACGGCCTCGGAAGATTGTTCTACTAAATCACGTTTAGCTATATAAAACTCTGTTAAACGTACCAGAGAATTTTGAAGGTCTACACCTTGCTCTTCTCTCATACGAGTATCAACTTCTTTAAGATATTCAACATCGAGCTGTTTATATCTTTTCTGTAGGTCGTACTGATTTTGAAGTTGTTGTCTTACTTTCTCAGTTTTACCCCTAAGAGACTCAGTAAATTCAAAATCTTCTTTCTCGATCTTAAATTTCTCAGAAGTACCCTTATCTTCTATCTCTTGTTTGCGAGAAAACTTATAAGTCTGTGAAAACTTTATAAGGTTCTGTAGCCTAACTTCTGCTGCTTTTTCTGCTGACAACATTCCTGCTGCCTCTAGACGATTGATCGAAGCGAGTTGTCGTTCGTATTCAGCACCGTTTGCAGAAAGTTTTTGCTCGATGATTAGGATTTGTCGCTTGTCTTCTAGGTGCTCTTTGTCAATATCTGACCTGTCTTTCTCAATCTGCTCAAGTAGACTTTTCGTTGATATTTCTTCCTTGGCTAGCTTCAGTAGACCAGCAGCACGAACTTCAATTTTTTCGTTTGCCAACCTACCTTGAGCAGTTTCACCCTGCTTTTTGTACATTGGATCATTACGAATATCTAGTATCTTTTTCTCTAACGGAAGCAACTCGCGTAGTCTACCGATGGTGCTTATGTAAGCATCACTAAGCTGTTCCTCTACAGTCAACGCAAAAGGTTTTGACTTGTCTACAGGTTCTTTCTTTTTGAACCTATCCTGAATCTTTTTCTTACGTTCATCGTAGTCTTCCTTGTCTATCTTACTACCTACAGCTCTGTAATCTTCTTCAAGCTTTTTAAGCTCTAGATCAGCTTTCTTTCTTTCACTGAGATACTCTAAATGATTCTTTTCGTTCTTCTGTATTTGTTCTGCTTTTTCTTTATTGAACTTAGCTTCTTTTATTTCTTGTTTTTCAATATCAAGATAAACCTTTAGCTCCTTTTCTTTTGCAGCAACTGTAGCAGCTATACCTTCTCTGCGGAAAAGGGTATTAGCACCTACGTTTTTATCAGAATCAATCTGGGCTAGTTTAAGTCTACCTTCAGTTATATCTTGTGTTAATTTTTGAACAGGTGACTGATTACCAGCAAGACGGTTCAAAGAAGAAACAACATCGTCTACTCTCTGCTTGAATGAAATCCAGTAGTTTGTCAGGGGAGTCAAATCTCTTTCCATTCGAGCAACAGCAGCGGTTGTCTGCGTAGCCATTGCACCCATAGCCAATGCAACCAAGTCAGCTTTTCTACCCTGTTGTTCGAGGTCATAAGCAAGTTGCAGGACTTTAGGGGACACATCACCTGTTTTAATAGCTAACTCTGTCAAAACTTTTACAGGGTCTTTAGCAAGGTCTTGGAAGGCTTTAATGGTGTCTTTAATAGCAACACCACCGTATCTTTCCATATCGATCGCAGCCTTACCCACAAGACTAATTTGAGAAGCAGAGAACGTACCCGCATCGGACATTAAGCCGATAATCTCAGTGGCTTTCAGTGTAGTTGCACCAAGGTTTGTTAAGTTGTTTATATAGTCCGAACTAGCTGCTTTTGTTACACCAAAAACATTACCAGTAACAGCTAAACTTCTTGTCAAGTCATCATTGGCAGAGATTAGCTTTACCTGCTGATAAACAAGTGTACCAAGTGCTGCTATCAGACCAGTAATACCAACACCCATTAGGACACTCATTGCGTTTCGTATCGTATTGAATGAACCCGCTAGAGCAGGGAAACGGTTGCTTAACGAATCCATTGCTAAGGATAAACCTGTGAACTTCAAACCAAGGTCAACAACAGCACGACCTGCGTCAGCTAAAGCACCAAAAGTTAATGCACCAAGAGCACTTACTGTTCCACCGATTGACCTAACCATGTCAGATGCTGCTGTCTTAAAGACTGTTTGTAGTTTTTCCGTAGCTACACCAGATTGTGCAATCAAATCTCGGATTTGCAAACCTTGCTGCATGATAACTAAGTGCAACGGCATACCACCTGCGACAGACACAGCAACGTCTGATATTTGAGGGGTTAACGATCTTGATAATCTGGTAGCAGCACGCTTCTCGTCTTGTGATGCAACTTCCTGTACTTTCTTTCTGTATTTTTCAAGCTGTGTAGAAGCCTCTGCTCCGCTTACACCTGCACGCTGCAACGCTACGGAGTACTTAGATACAGCAGCAGCAGCACGTTCTCCTGTCGCTACGTTTAAACCAAACGTGCTGTTCATTTCAGCTAGTACAGCATCTACACGCATCATTTCTTGTGTCAAGAACTTGTTAGCTGCTACGTTTTGCTTCAAAACCGTACTACGGTCTTTTTCTGCTGTACTTAGCACGTTAGCAGCCTTAGCAGTATCAAGATACACACGCTCTTGTTCTTTTATTCTACGAACATATTCAGCGCTATCAGCAAGTTTAGGGTCTTTACCCCCTGCCTTCATCTGTCCTTCTACTTCAAAAGGAATACGGCTAAATTCACGCATTTGTTTTGCAGTAAGCAACAAACCTTCGTTCGCTAATGAAATTCTGTTTTGCAGTTGTTCAAAATGCTGTGTAATACTACGAACAGAACCAATTGCAGAATCAAAAGGGTCTTGTGATAGTTTACGGATTCCAGCAAGCTGTTCTCTGACGTCCTCAAGCGGAACACCCATCTGACGAGCAGCACGGAGTTGGCTAGCTTCCCAACGGGTAGCACCTGATGCTAAATCCTTGTACATATCTGCAAGTTTAGTCAACAGGTCTAGTTGCGGCTTCAGTGGATTTCCACCACCCCCTCTACCCGATCCTCCCCCAACAGGTGAACTAGGAGCACTCGTTGGCTTCGCTAGTTGTCTTGCGAGTTCAACTAACTTCTCGTATTTACTAATTGCTTCAGTTAATTGGTTTGTATCTACTGTAAATACAAGTTTACTTAGTTCCACAGACATTGCAGTCACCTTTTCTTATTGTTCTTTTTCTAAAGACTTTGCTGGTTTGCTTTTCTGTCAAAAGACAAGTCAAAGTACTTAAAAAAAAAGCCCTCTTTTGGAGGGCAAGTTTATAGTTATATTATTATACCTAGATGTAAAACCTAGGTTGCGGATTTACTCCGCTTATGATTCAAGTAGACAACATCAAATCTATCAATCATACTTATCTCCCACTCTAAGGGTTGAAGTTTAAACAACTGAAAGAAAGCAATCATTTCTGTGTAGGTGATGGGATTCTCACCATCAAAACCACTAGTTCTTTTGTTGTTTAACACCCAAAACCAATCCCAACATCTCCACATCTTTCGAGGGAGTTCTACTAAGTTGTCTAGCTCTTTTGGTAAATTTTTTGCTTGTCGCTGGACACTTAGTAGTTGACTACGGAGTGAACTAGGGTCTGACTCCGAACCTAGTTTAAACTCCTGTCTTGCAAACTCAAGTGCTTGGTTTATCTCGTCCGCGAAAAAAGTTTGTAGGCTCAGCCGACTCCTTGATTACTTGCAAAGCAATCCATTCGTATTTGGAGATCACACCTGAGATGAGAGCTACATCGTTGCCAACTTCCTTACCACCATCTGACAACCCAACAATACTTTCCACCCTTGAAGCAATCCTGCGATTAATAACGCTCTCACGCCACAACAGGTCTTCTTCGGTTTGTGGGTCTGATGCTTTACGACCTTTGCGGGCTAGCATCTTCTCACGGTTGTCTTCCTCTAGTTCAAGCAAGTTGTTTATTTCTTTTACTTTTGGGTGAAAGCTACTACGAATAGTAATTGTCACATCCTTTAGGATTTCACCGTTAGGAGTTACAGGGTTGAACTTGTGACTGTCGGATTGTATGGTTGATGGATCAAACATTGTGTATATTTTCCTTTGTTGTTAATTAAAGTAAACTTATTGTCTACGTGTGTTGTTATTTTAACACTCAAACACCTAAAAGTCAAGCGGAATACGTCAACTTATGTTATTGTTTGTTTTTCTTTCGGAAACGGCTAAAGCGGGTGGCCTTCACCTCTCCCCTAAAAGAAACAGCGCTAGCTGTCTTATTACTTAATCAAAGGATATACTTAAAAGATAAATATATTAAAGATATAAATAAATAGGAAATAAGAAGAACCACCACTGCTCCATTAGATAAGCGCTTCTGTCTTATTCTAACCAAGTGTGCATGACACATATATTCATTGAGTCTCATAGCAACGCCGCCTTGCCACCATATTCTATGAGAGTCTACTCTAGTCCCTATATGAAGGCTAGAACGGTACTGTTTGGTCTTGAGTCCAGTCCGATTGTCTTTCATGGGAGGCAGCCGATTTCAAGCTCACGACACTAACGTGTTCCCAGACGTATCTTTTATTTAAAGCAAGAGATAACCTTGCTATCCTCAATAGTAGCACTAGATTTGCTTGTTGTCAATAGCAACACAGTATTTATTACAAACAAAATAAATTAATTTAAATCACCACACAAGCCATTAAACTACTTCACGGCTACCAAGGTATTGATTGGTTGTGATAGCAGCTTAAAAGACTGTTTAAATCAATCCTAGACGCATAAAACAAAACCCCTACTAACCGATTAAAGCTAGTAGGGGTTCTAATTAATAAACCAGATTACAAAGAAGTATCTTGCACCATGATCGTGGTTGCAATAGCTCCACCAGAAGTAACGCTGTTTTCCAGTGCTACAAAACTACCGGAGGCCATGATACCGTTCTCACCATCGGCTTTAGTAAATTCGTTCAACTTTACTCTCGGGAAAGTAAAAGTCATCACGTTAGCAGCAGCGAGATTACTTTCAGTCAAGGCAAACGTTATAGAGAACTCGGTTTCATCGGTGAATCTTGTTCGTACATCACCGTCAATAAAATAAACACTTAGGTTACCGTTTGCACGGATACGACCTGTGAACATGTCTACAATAGTATTACTACCAACAACAGCAGCATTTTCTGTTTGACGCTCTACTGCAAAATCAGCGGAAGTAATAACACCAACAACAGCACCGTCGAGAATCAACGCACCGTTAGCACCAGAGAAAATCCCTGTACTAGATTGTGCAGAAGGCGATGTAAAATACGGTGTAACGTCTGCTCTATCACGGTCTTTGCCCATAAAAGAGAAGTCCACGGTAACAAGACCGTTTGAAGGAATCTTGACCGACATGTTACTGACTTTGTTTCCAACATATCTTTCATATTGGTTAATATCCGTGTAACGTTCTTCTACTGTGAAAGACTGGTCTGTATGGCCTGTTAATGGTGCGTATGTTACCTTACCCTTAACCAGCATAGTTGCTGCTGTTATAGCAGCTTCTGGAGTCATTGCACTACCGTTTAAGACCTTCACGGTCAACGCAAGAGCAGTTGATGTCAGAACCAAAAGGTTTTTGTTCAAGTTAGGCACAGCAAAAGAACCTGCTGTTAACTGCACCACCATACCCGGCGCTACACCACCCGATAAAAACGAACCTGCTGCACGAGTCACTACATAGTTTTCACCAGAAGCAGTGATTGTGATGGTCATACCAGTCAGTGCGGATACAGCAGCAAAGTCCCTGGCCAAGATAGCTTCTGTTAGGTCAAAGTACGAACCAGTTGATAGTTCTCCGTTCAATGAGCCTTCGGTGCTTTTAGTACCGTGACGACTGTCACTAATTTGTTGGGAAGTACGAATTTCAGCAGACTCGTAAGATTCCTTTTTAAGATTAAAGTTAGCTGTGACTCTTCGTAGTTGACGAGCCGAACCTGCTACTGGTGCAACACCCCACGTAACCTCTTTGGAGACAGCCACGACTTTGTTCACGCCTTTTGCAATGATACCCATAATATTTCTTTCAAGTTGTTATACCTAGGGTAATTGTTCCTAGATTTTATTTTTAAGCTGATATTTCTGCTATTACTGTGATGATCACAGGGCAGAGTATTCTGTCACCTATGACTACAGTTCCACTAATAGCGGGAGTCTCAGGTACATGTATTGGTACTTGTTGCTCTATAAGAGTCGTTCCCTTCTTGAAGTGCTGTCGTAGCGCTTCAGCACGGTCTAGTACTTCACCAGTGCCTTTGTTGATTTCACCATAAACAAATACTTGGATTTCAAGTCGTTCTCTATAGTAACCTTTCCCAAGAACAGGGTCATCAGGTTTTGATATTCTGAACTGAACACGTTGGTGCATTCCTGTCGGTGGAGTAAAACTCACACCTTCGTATGCGGTAGGTAACGCTGGTGAAAGCGTTTGTAGGTGTTTTATTAATCCTACTTGTGTTTTCTTAATTGACATACAAGCTGGTTATCCTCTATCAAAATGAAGCCTAATATCTGATGCATATGCAGCTAGTACTCCGGCTTCAGTCACCTTAGCTCTAATACCATCACGTTCGTTAAGATACGCGATGTTTGGTGCAATAGAACCGATGTAGAAAGTATTACCTAGTTTGTAATTCGCAAGTGCTTCACCCTCTACTTGATTCTGTACCATGTCTATTGATTTAATCACGGGGTCTAATACAAGCTCTCCTTCCGTGTACTGCCAAGAGCCTTGGTGAAATCCACGACTCATCGGTATTCCAAAAGCAGTCTGACGCTGTGCATAGAGCGCTTGGTGACTTTGTACGTACTGTTCTGTTGCTATTGGTGTGTTGATAGCTGCTTGCATTGCTACATCACCTGCAAACCCTGCAATCATGTGCTGCAACTTCTTCTCTAGGTTTTCTTTGTACTTTTGCAACGAACCAGCTACCTCGTTTCCGTTGTTAGTAATCATCTTAGTTCTTTACCGCAACGAAAGCATAAAGAACAACATCACCGTTTGCTGTGTGTTTTTCAAGATTTTCTATTGTATAAGAGCTACCTAGATAGACTATCTTGTCACGAATCTTTGGGGTGAACAGCAGATTATTGTTCGCAAGATAAAACATACCAACTTCCTTGCCAACAAGATTAGGGTAGTTGTATTGATTTACCTTGATACTACTTTGAAACGTGGTGACAGTATGTGTAGTCTGGGTGTTTACTACACCGAGAGTATTGGGGTCAAAAACACCTTGAGCAACTTCAACATACGACGCTGATGTTCCGTGTTTACTGATACCTTTAATTGATGCTTTTAAAAAAGGATTCATTGTCTATCCTATACTTCAAAAGCACCACGAAACGTATTCTGTTCTTGTTTTTGATAAACAGGAGAAGGTATGTAATTGTTGTCAGAGTTAGACACGTTTGCAAGCATGTCGCTGTTAGATATACCGCCAGCGTAGACAGGGTTCTGTGTATCTCCGTTTACATCTACAAAGCTACCCAAACCACTTAGAACTGGGTTTAGATAAGGGGACTTCAGATACAACTCTAATGCGAGACGATACTGCTCTGCTACTTTACTTCCTTTTACAGAAATAATACCAACCATGTCATCGCCAGATTGAGCCAGCTTCATTAAGATGACTCTTGCAGCATCTAGGCTAGCTCTTTTAATTGACTCAGTGTTTTTAGTTAAGAAATATGTTATTTCTAAATCAGAGAGAATAGGTAGAGCTGGGTCAAAATCTGCTGTCTCTAGCCGAACAGCGTTGATCATATCGGGTGTGACAGCCATTGTTTTTCCTTTTGTTATTTTCTTTCTAAAACACTCTATTGAATACTTTAGAAAGAAAGCCCTCTTTTGGAGGGCAATCTTATCAACTTATTTTATTAAGCTGTTGCAGTGCTCTTGACAATACACTGAGGACGACGAATCAAGTTAGCAAAGTTAGACTCGCTAGAAATCTTGATTGAAGTGTTATCTTCGCTACGTTGTGTCCACATGTAAGCCTCTTCACCGAGTGTGTTGATCGTGTCAAAACGCTCAGCAGGGCCGTGGTAGGTAACGAAAGTATCCTGAGTACCGAGAGGCAGAATGTATGCTTCGTTCAAAGGAATCATTGGAGAACCATCGGGACGGAAACCAAAGTAACGGATATAACGAATATTACCGAAGGTAATTTCGTCGTATTGCCCTTTACGGAAGCCTTCACGGTTGTACATCTCAAGAGTTTGAGTAGCACGCCAAGCATCAATCACACCTACTTGTGACACCATCTTGTCGAAATAGTCAGGGTTGCAGAGAGCAACAAAGCCATTAGGAGTTTCACCAGACATGATGTTTTTCTGAATGCTGTCAACAGCAGAGCGAGAAATATCACGGATGATGGTAGGAGAGGTGCTTGCTGCACTGAAAGTAGTAGTAGTCTGAGTCACACCGAAGTCAGTGTAGAAGTTCGCAGACACAGTACCGTTAGGAGCAAACTGAGAACCAGTAACTAAGGTGTGAACTCGTGCAACTTCTTTAGTCATTGCATGAGATTTACGGATACGTTCCATTTTACGCATGATTGCAGCGGCTTCGTTTTCTGCCATGTCAGCAGAACCGTATGCACGTTTGCCAACCAGTTCACGAGCAGTCAACTGATCGTCGAGTGGGAAGTGCGCTAGGATGTAAGCGTGTGCCTTGCGTTGGTCTTCAGATGACATAGTATTGCGTGTTCCGCGATACTGGTCAGTAACCAAGCCAAGGGTTTGGTTGTTGGCTTCAAATTGAACCACGTTTTGAGCAACAGGTTCGCTACGGAAGATACCAAGTTCTTGTGTCAAACCATACATGTTAGGCAACTGGTTTAATTCCAGAGTCCAGTCAACAATTTCGTAGGCAGACGTTAGTGAACGTGCAGTAGTCATATTAATCTTACTTTCTTATTTAGATTTGTGCGTTGACTTGAATGTCGCGTGCTTCTAGCAAAGCGTTCACTGCAAGTTTGTTTGGGTTGGTAGCTCCACCGAAGTACGTCAGTGCGTTTGCACCAACTACAGCTTCACCTTTTACCAAGATACGCTTCTTAGTAGGGTCTTCTTTTGTAGCATCTAAGACAATACCGATGGTGTCGGTAGAAAGAGGGACTGCGGTAATAGCAGCCCATACAGCACCAGTTTTAAGCATTATCTGCCCCATGACAGCAGCGGTAGTATATACCTCTAGACCGTATCCTTCGGACTCCATCCAAGGGTGATTACGCTTGAGCAAGTGGCTCAGTGACAACGATTCAATAGCAATTTGTGCCATAATTTTTCCTTATTTATTTTTAGTAGCAGCAATTTTTGCTTGAACTGCTTTTTTAACATCAGACTGAGTATCTGCCTTGGTTTCAGGAGCACCTTCAGCACCAATAGATTTAAACAAATCAGAACTATTCGATGCTGCTTGCAAATCATTAAGTGCTTTGATTACTTCACCAAACACCTGCTCATCTTCCACAAGACCAACAGCTTTGAACAAAACTTCTGCTTGCTCTTTGCTCTTAATTACAGCATCGAGCTTCTCTTTACGAGCCTTGATGACCGCTTCTTGTTTTTCTCTTTCAAACTGCTTGACGAGTTCCAAGGCTTTCGTAAGTTCTACTTTTTGATCATCAAGTGCTTTTTGCACTTCAACCAAAAAAGACTTTTCTACAAGCTCTTTTTCAACATCAGCGACAACGGTTTTAACCTCTTTTGTCATATCTACTTTCTTCTTTATTAAAGAGCCTGTTGGCTCGGACGATTGCCCAACAATCTTTTGCTGAGTAACAGACTCTAGGGTTACCCCATCGTCAGATTTCTTTGGTTTTACTTTAGCTGCTTGCTTGATTGCATCAACTTGAGTAAACACTTGTTCTAGTTTTTCCTGATCCTGTAGAAACTGAATATATTGTTCACCGTTCATTTTTGAGATGACATCTACAAACTCAGATTTGTCTTTGAGTGATTTCATCACCTCGATAGACCCTACTTTCTCGTCAATATACTTACGATAATCCTCTGCATAATCAAAGGTTTCTTTTTCAGATGCTTGTGTCGTAAAGCCCAGAGCTGTTGCTAGTACTTCGGCATCATCCCAGTAAAGACCATAGAAACGAGTTAAATACTCTTCTATTGATAGTGTTACTTTTACCTTGGTTGCTTTTTCGATTATCTCGTCAGTAAACCCTTCACCTGCTTTCAAGCATACTGCGTAGTTTTGGAGGTTTGCAGCACCACCCACAGCAGCACCGACTAAGGCTATGTGTCCTTGATCGTGGTCGAACGACAAGTTTTGTAGTTGTTTCTTTTTTGTTTTTACCGTCATTGTTCTTCCGTTTCGATTTCTACTCTTTCACCGATTGCTCCGATAGAAACACCAGAGAAAGTTCCGTCTTTTTGAGCTTCCCATATGGCATCACTACTTGTTTCTGAGACAACTAACCAACTACCTTTAGGTATGTAGCGGAGAACTCCGTTGGAGTCTGCAATGTTTATATCTGTTGGGAGAATATAAGATTCTACAAATTCAACATCTGTAGTCATCATTTTATGGAAAAGATTTGCCCGTTTAGGGCTTCTGTTGAATGCGTGACATGCTTTCCTTATCTCGTCGATACTGGTGTTGTCACCGTGTGCATCTTCAATTGGGAGCATACAAACGTATGTGGCTTGACGAAGCTCGTCATTGAATGCTTTTACTATGTTGTTTTTACCCATGTTTCCTCTAGTACAAACATTGTTATTTGTTGTTATTTTATCACAGAAATGGAGAAAAAGCAAGTGAAATCGTTTTTTGTGTTGACTTTCACCTGCTTTTATGGTAAATAGTTATGCGGACAATGCTACAGCAAGGCTTGCTTGTTGTTTAATCTTCACCAAACTATGGTTGTCTGTAGTAAAACCAGCACCTTTTATTGAATTGAAATCTGGTTGTAGAGCAGCTAGTACAGCGTTGGCAATATCAGCAGTAGAACCTCCACCTACGGTTATTGTTCTAACCTCGACAGCAGGAACTTGTACATCAATGTCTACGTTTGAGACAGTTGTTGTCCTGTCGAAGCACTCCGCAGCCGATCTACCATCATCTGAGAACGTTTCCCTAATTAGGGTAATTTTCCCAGAAGAATCAAAAGGAACTAAAGTAGCACCGTATAACAATTGCACATAGGGTTGTGTGTATGTACTTGCTGTTTTCTGAATGTTACCACCACCAACTATTATTGGTCTATACCTGCGGTGAGATTCGTTTGTTCTACGCAAGTTACGAACCTCCCGATAAACTTGCATAGTGTCAAACGTAGCACCCAGAGCATCAGTAGTTAAATATATACGCTTTGTGGCGTAATCAACACTAGCAACTAATGGCATGTTGTTACACCTCTAATTAAGCGTTGTTGTCGCTAGGTGGAGCACATGTAACAGAAACTATAGTGCTTCTTGTTGTTGTGAAAAAAGTAATAGCTTGACCAGCAACACCGTCGCCCTCGACCAGTACAACCATTGGTTTGTCTACCCCTGCTGATAACCCTGCTTGAGTGTTAGTATCGTACCCGTATGAGAACAGTATTTTTCCAGCAACTTGGTTTACTGAAACATTACCTTTGACAGGATTACCTGCGCTGTCGTTAACAGTAACTGCACCAGTTGTATCGAAGTCAGCGGTGGATGCTCCGTCAGAGTAAAACACATGATACCAAGCGTTTGCATCTGATACCGCTGCTGCTCCTACAGTGATTTCTACAGTAGGAAAGAACGGGTATGTTTTAGAAGCAGCAGCATCATCGGTCATGATGATATTTTGCTTTTCTACGGTGCTCAGGTTCTCGATAAAAAGACCCTCACCACCTATACTTGCTGTAACTACTTTACCGCTTGCGTTCCTGCTATACCATACTCGACCTTTACGCCCATTGTATGAACCTGTCCCTGCATCTACATCAGAGTCTTGCAGAGTCACAGCATCTAAGTATGCCGCACATTGTTGAACAGTTCCACCAGCAGGATTGTTTAAAACCCATCGGAAATTCCCGTTTGCTTCGTTGAACCCTGTTTCAACCTGAGGGGTCGCAAGTCGCTCAAGAGTCATTGTACTAAAAGGAGCTACAGCAGCACCTCCATACACGTTAGCAAGTACGTAAGGATTACTTGGATTAATAGATTCGCCTACACCGTATCCTGCTGAGAATCCTGAAAACTCTGCGATACCTGTAGCAACAGATGTTGTTTCGCCAGCGTTGTAACCCCAACTGCGAACTCGAACAAACACGTTGCGGGTTGTGTAGTCGAAATTACCTGCGGTTGCGTCACCATTCGCTGTAGTCCCAAACACTTGAATGGCTTCGTTAATGTCGCCAGCACGAATAAAGTTTGTCCAAGTAGCTGCTTGTAGCGTTGCCTCAGAAGGGGATGCACCAACAACCAAAGCCCAGTAAGGTACTGTTCCTGTTTGAATATCTACAAGAGAAAGAATACCATGATAAATACGGTCTTTTACCGTCTGACCATCTCCTGTTGCAGCATACTCAATCCAACCTGAGTTACCGATTTTATTACGGTCGTTCGCGTCAAGTTTTACACCGTTTACAAAATTGAATGCACCCGCAAAACGATAATCACCATCTGTACCTCGTTTGTACTTGCGCATATCCTCATCTAGCCTGCGACGCAAGTTCTCGAAGTTGTACAAACCTCGCAGGGTGATACGGTCAAAATTATTTAAAGGATTTGTTACTAATCCTGAACCAAAATCTACAGTAGCAAGTTCGTCTGCACCGATAAGTTGAATCTTATTATTCGCAAGATCGAAATAAACGTTTCCGTTTGGACTAGAACCTCTTGGGTTGGTGGATCGCTTTAGTGTAGTGGTGTAGTTACTGTGGTCAATAAGTGCCATGTGTGTCTTCTCTAAGTGTTGTTATCTGCAACTAAAAGTGCAGTGAAAGTTGAACTTGTTGAACCAAGTAAAATTTGTTGTCCGAACTCTGCATAGCCTGTTTGCATTATTTGAACCCATACAGAATTAGATGCTTCAGTTTGAATACTAAGAGTCTCAGATACCGAGGACTCTGTACCCCCAAGTTCCGTACCTAGACTCCCAGTTGGTAGATTGTCAAGATCGTAAACTCGAATTTCAGCACCTATCAGTGAAACTTGAGCAGCTACTGTAAAAGTAATTGGGTCAAGAACATATACTTGATTTTGGTCTGTGCTTGTTGTGACAGTAGGGATTGCAATGTTTGTCAACAAGTTACCAGCGTTGGCTATTGTACATGTTGCCCTTATTTTCAACCGAATACCTGTTGCTGGAACAATAGCGCCAACTGCTGTAAGATTTGCTGCGTTTAGAACCAACCAAACACCGTTGTAACCAACACCTTTATCGTACTGAAACTCGTAAGACAGGTTAGCGGTGTTTGTCCCTGTTAGCGTAATTGCTAGGTTTGCTAACGCAGTATGCCCTTTTGCAAAATAAGGCATTTCCCATTGAACCTGCTGTCCAAGAACAGTCATTGCAAGTTGACCAACGCTGTTGAACTGTGGTGTTCCGCTTGCAATCAAGCATTGCGACGCACTAGCTGTCGTTGGCTCATTGCATAGTATTTCAATCTTACCTACAGTAGCGCTAGTGAAACTGTCCTTCCAGTGTGACCCATAAACAGCAGTCTGCCCTGTTGTTGCCCCCAACAGCTTGCAACCTTTCATGATTGTGTTCAATGAAGTAATTACTGAAGTATCAGCGTAATCTCCTACTACTGATTCAAACACTATGTTGTTGTCGGTGTTGGTGGAAGTATGAGTACCTGTTCTAGTGGTAGATGTGTAGCATCTCTGAACAGTAGCGTTGTCGCAATTACCACCGAAGTTCACAATAACACCTGTCTGGTTTGCGCTGCCTAGACTGAGAGGGCTTATTGCAGTTCCAATGTTTCTGAGCCTGATATTATAAGAAGCTGTAAAACTTGCAATACCGTTATAAGGGTGTTGATTGACAAGTCCAGCAAAAGACAATCCATTAACCAATGGATTTGTGCAACCTGCTGCAAATTCTAAACTGTAGTGTGGATTAGCTGTGCTAGTTGTACCGCTGAAGTTGTCCAAATAATTGTGACCAATGTAGGTAGTGTATTGGTCACTAGCGTGGAGTGAGCGAGCACCTATATCCAGACAGTCTGTCCAAGTACAATTGATGTTTTGGGTACAAGTCCAAGTACCAGTAGTTGCATTACCTCTGTTCAACAACGTCTGCGTTTTCACATTAGTAAACGTTACGTTTTTATTGTAGTTTACAGTATTAATATATGCACCGCTGGTGGCAAGACTGAATCTTGTAAACAGTGAGTTCTGTATGCTTCCACCAGCAAAGTTAGACACACAATTGAGGGCTACCTGTAGTTGTGCCTGCGTAGGGGATACAGTTATGTTATCCACATTCAATGCTGACGCAGACTCTTGAATAATCAACGAATCAGATATAAAACTGTTTTTTACCACTGCTCTATATGGTTGCACAAAATTACAATACCACTGAACAACAGCACCATTGATACTTATGTCACCCGCGCTTGTAGTAACAAACTCTTGCCTAGTAGCTATCGTTGCATTCGGTAGAACTCTTATACCAGAACCACCTGCTGTGCGTGTACAGTTAGTTAAAATGGCAGCAGGGATACGTACTTTGCAACCAACAGGAGGGAGGTATCCTACGTTGTTTGTACCGTCGAAGCCTATGCGAATACCTGCTGTGGTTTGCCAAATTATTTTTCCACGTTCATCTGTCGGGATAGCCGCCAAAGCAACGATAGAACCTGCTGAAGCAAATCGTTCGTATATTCCCGATCCTGCTGTTGTCTCTATCCAAACACCGGGGAAAATACCTGCGATGTTACCTGTTGTCGGACACGGTATAACTTGATTTCTTACTCCAGTTGTAGTTCCTAGTTCAAAATAAGATTCTACTGTTTCAAATTTACCAATCCGTGGAACAGTAATAGTCGAAACATCTGCACCGCGTACTTCAATCCATGCTTGCTTTTGAATACCAGAACACGTTGCTGTGATTCCAGTCAATGCACCTGCTGCAAAATCACCAACTACGTTACCTATTTTTATAAAACCAGTTGCTCCAATAGCAGCAGCGGGTACGATTGGTTCGGATTGCCAGTTTGTCCAAGCTCCAAGAAATACACCAGTAGCTCCCCCTGTGCTTGTAATCGTTGTACCAAAAGCAGGACTGTTACCGCTACCTGCTGTGTATGCGATGTACTTCACATACGTTGGGTCAATACGAACAACCCCTCCTGTACCGGAAAAAGAAACCGTATCTAGGCTACCAACTGCTGTGCTGTGGTTTGTACAAGCGTAAGTATCTGTTCGTATTAACAACGTAGTAGAGTTGCTTATGACATGCGTGTCAACAGCAGCTACCGCTGAACCACCTGTCAAGGATTCAAAAGCTATCGTAGACCCTGTATTGTGTGTATATGCCGCCATTAGTTTATTTCTTTTATTTAACTGTAAGTAACAGCCACCAAATCATTTACTGAATAGGTGAGGGTTTTTGTTAGTTCAATTCCACTTAGTGTTGTACCTGACAACACAATGCTAGTTAGCAGATTTAACGTGTAATTGAACGTTTTGACTACACCACTAGAGTAAGTTATTGTGTGCAGGTCACCACTAGGTGAGTAAGCATACGCAGCGTCAGAAGAAGGCAGGTTTTTACTTACTGTTTCAAACGCTTCAGCCACGCCTGTTACGTTGTTATTAGGGTTAGATGTAGAAACGACAACCGAGCTTCTGATTTCATTAACAGGTACTGGTTTTGATACCAGTTTATCCCCGTTATCAAACTCTAAGACTAACCGTGCTTGCTTGTCCCATTCAATACCCACCAAGGAACGGCTAGGATCAGGTTCTAGGCTACTGTCGTTGTCTTCTAAGGGGGTAGCTAGCTCGTTACCTGAAAGCGTCTCAGAAGGCGTTGAATCAGCTTTCCTCATTGCCAAAATAGCTGCAAGATGTGCTGGTACTGGAGTTGTTTGCTTCTTTACTACTACTTTCTCATTATCGAGTAAAGACTTGTCGTTTGTTGTTCTTATTTTTACTTTTTCCACAAGTCTTCACCTTAATTATGCTGCGTTGTCGCTGTTCATATCTGATCCGTTACCAGAACCACCGTCAGCAGAACCCGTACCTGAGTTAAGTCCCTCAGACATACCTTGTCCTGATTTAGATGTTTTTTCAGACAGGATAGCATCAAGTTCTTCCTGCGTAGTAGTGTCGGGTAGCTCATCTACACCAATGCTGCGTAGAACCGCGTTGATTACATCAAGGGTTTTTGGAAGCATACCAGTAGCCGCTGCTCTTTGAATCATCTTGCTGAATGTATCTAGGTCATAGTCCTCGAAACCTTCGTAGTCAATCCTACAACGCTTAGAAGCATCCCAACCATTCAACTCGTACAACTGTCTAATCAGATCGTTATTGAGTACAGCAACAATCTGTTTGACATAGTTTTCAACAGCAGTACCAGTCAAGGAGTTCTTAATTGCACCTAGCGCAAAACTACCTGTCTCGCTGTTACCTGCTAAAAGAATATCAGAAGACATACCTATGAAAATCATCATACGGTAGTATTCTTTAATCTTCGTTGTATCGTAGTTCTTCTTACCTTCGTTCGACAACAGTTCTAGTTTGAACATTGGTTGTCTAGTCTCAGGGTCATACATCAACGGATAAACAATTCCCGATTGACTGTTCATCTGTATGTTGCGTACTAAGTTCTGAGCGTAAGTGTAGAAAGACTTTTGCTCTGGACTTGCATCAGCAGCCATGTATTGAGGTGGAATACCAAAACTAGGCAACCCCTGCAAGTCTTTAGCTACACCGGATGCCTCAAGTTCCTCAATTGCTTGTAGGTACTTCCAAGGTAAGTAAACATTACGCAGAGGACTTGTACCGAAGGGGTTTGTCTTCTTGTCTCCAGCAGCGAAAAGCATGATCTTGTTACGGGGAATCACAGGACTCTTGACAGAAAGTTTTACGTATCTGTTGTATGGGTCGGAGATCAAATCAATCTCTTGTTTTATTCCTAGTATTTGTTCACCTGTGTCATCAAACACAAATTTACTAATACTTCTTTGATGTCTTAGACTGAGTTTGCGAATACCAATAAGACCATCATCATAGAGACTTCCAGCATCCTTGGTTCTACGCCTGAAGATTTTTTCCAACGGAGCAAAACCATAGTCAATCATTGTCATTGCTTCTGCGACAACATCAGGGAGAGTAGTCTCCATGTCACCAAACATTTCTTCTATGATTCTAGTCTGAGACTTTTGTTCTTCTGTTGCGTCTTTTGGAGGTAGAAACCTGAAGGTTGTTTTTCCGACCATTGATTTATGTAACGCAACAGAAGCGTTGATGGAAGGGTGAAGCATCATTTTTTCAAAAGTATCATTTGACTTTGGATACTTCAAGTCGTCAACCATCTCGGTTTCAACAACACCATCAAAAATCTTCAGACCACTGTAACCTATCGAGGAGAGTTTAAAACGGTCTGGAGTATCAGTACCAGATGCTTTCTCAATTGTTTCTTTTGTATTTTTACGAGTAGCCATCCGGCTTTCCTTTATTATGATAGTTTGGTAACTAAGTGGCTAGGTATTGTTGTGTCTTGAAAACCGAACGAATTTGTTTTCGATGCAAAATCAGGAAGAACGAAGGAAGATGGAAGCTGGATACCTTGGTTTAAATGGTAGAAACTATCTGATAAAGCGTCAGCTATATCGTCGTGTGTGTTTTGACTAAAATCCATTTTTTCAAGTTCAGTAAACGCAGAGTCTGTCCAGCTTGCTTTAACACATTGCACGTAACCAGCTTCGCAAGCACTGGCAAAAGGAAGAAATCTCTGAAGTTTTCCTTTTTCTGGGCGAATAAGTTTTACATGAAAACCACGCTCAGACAAACGCCTAGCAAGGTCTTTGCAGTATGCCCCACCAGTTGCACCGGGGTCGAGAGGAAGAGATATTACAACTTCCTTGCCATCGCGTTCTGCTGTTTTAAAAATCACATCTTCAACAACATGTACCTTATCTCTGACAATAGCTAAATCTTCAAACGTGTAAACAGAAGCTTTGTCTTTAGACAAAAGAACTCCTGCTGTTGCATCTACATCAGGACGTACTTCAGATGGAGCACTGAATGCTAAATCCCAAGCACGAACTCTTTTAAATGCTGAAAAATTCGCAGTGTCCACCATTTTCAGGTTTTCACGTTTGAAATATCCAGATTTACTTTCCCTAACCCAAGCACCATGTAGGAGTCTTTTTACCTCGACAGGAGGTAAGGCTTTCAAAGTACTTATGTAGTCTTTGTTTTGTTCAAGTCCAATAGGGTTGTCATATATTTTACCGGGCACAAACCTGTAGCTCTTGACTGGAGAATTTCCCCTAGCATCTGCTGGATGTTTTCTCCGTGCCTCTTCTGCATCAGCGTAGAAGTGTGTGCCAAAACTATCTCGAACAAAGTATCTTTCAATATCTGCCACAGAGCTATCTGGTATCATGTCACTGTCTAGACTAAACTCGACAAAAGGCATTAGGAACGAATCTGGGTCTGGGTTGCAAGTAATATTGGCCTGCAAAGGATAGTCTACTATGGTTGATCTGAGTCTACTGAGCGCATACGCCACGTTATCACCATCTAGTTGCTGTCCCTCATCCAGCGAGATACGACTAAACTCCTTACCTTGTAAGTTCATGCGATCCGCAATCTTATCAAGATAGGTGAACTGTATCTGAGCACCAGAGCTAAACACTAGGGTTAAATCTCTAGTTTTTATTTTAAGTTTTGGATCAATTTTACTATAAAGCTGTATGGCTGCATCAAACAAACTACCACTACCAGACAACATTTTTGTCGTCTTACGTATAACTAGTGCTCTAGTTCCCTTGTGGTGTATGATAGGTAGCATACTCCCCAGTAGACACATTGATTTACCAGCAAAAGCAGCGCCACCGTATATCGTTAACCAGCTTTTACTCAATAAGAATGCCTGTTGAGCAGCACTAGCTGGCGCAAATAGTATTTTACTCAAAACATTTCCTTTTATTCTTCTTTTTTGCTTCCATCAATTACGTGCAAGCTAAACGAAGGTGTAGAATCTTTCTGAATCTCTTCACCTTTTTCGTCATCATACTTTTCTTGATACAACTCTACACTTAGGCTACGGTTGAACTCCATAATCCATTTACTCGCTTGGAATCGGACATTAGCTGGTGTTGCATTATCTTCCAACAACATGATCATGGTCTTCAAAGCCTTAGCCATGTGTGGTTTTACTTTCCTAGCAAGAGAAAGTAGTGTTTTTTCACGAAGCTCCCTATTGGTAAGATCGTCTGTAACGGTAGGTTCTTTAACCTTGTGTCCGAGAAGTTTTTTCTGAACGTTTGCGTCAAATGGCATTTTATTTTTCTTATTCTGAAAACGACAAAACCCCGTGCTAAAAAGCAAAGGGTTTGAAATTAATTATGTTTGGAGTATCCTAGGTGAATCGAACACCTGTACTTTACTTAGAAGGAAAAGAGTCTACCGTTAACTTAATTGGTACACACACGGAGAATTGAACTCACGATTCTTTGGTTGAAAACCAAATATCCTAACCACTAGACGATGCGTGTAAATTATTGCTATCAAATGGTCTATGTGGATGGATTTGAACCACCGACATCTTCCTTCCAAGGGAAGTAGGTTACCAGACTGCCCTACACATAGATACTTGATTGGAAGCGGGAGCTGGAATTGAACCAGCGACCTTTGGGTTATGATCCCAATAAGCTACCCCTGCTCCATCCCGCTGTATTATTTCATAGAGTTCTTTGTTCTTTACACCACGTATCAACCACAGTATCAGTGTGTTCTAGGTTATATCTAGTTTCTACGTAGTTTTGCTATTTACCCACAAAGATAGGCTGTTGATTAGACATTTTTGCAGACTCTATGAAATAAGAACTAGCGAGTGGACTCGAACCACCGCACAAGGATTTTGGCCTTTGATCTACCGACTGATCTACGCTAGTAATGACGCTTTTCCGTTGCGACAAACGACCCTAAGGTAAGGTGTTCTAGTTTTATTTAATGATGGTCATTGTGTGCTCAGTGCAATAACATCACTGCCCAACGTTGGTGGCCTGTAGGGGTTCATCCACCCGCTTCTACGCCAAAGTTATCAACCTTTGTTTAGCACGCAATGGCCATCATTAAATAAAACTAAATACCTGAGAAACTCTAGTATACCACGGTTTTGTAAAAACGCAAGCGGTTGTTTAAATAAATTAATAATAATCCGAATAAAGCACTGCTGGAGTTACTTTTGATCCGTTTATTGTACGCAGAGCTTCTATCTCATCTTGGATTTCAGCGTCACTAGGGTACTGCTGTTGCTCGTATTGGAAACAGTACTCACAGTGTATGGTTTTGTCGTATTTTACTGGTCTAATTACACCAGTGCAGTCAATGCATTTCATTATTTTTATTTTTGTTTATTAACCCCGAAGGGGAAGATTATGGATTCTTCTGCAATCGAATCACTTAGAGTGTTATGTAAAAGGAATAAATATAACACAATGAACCTCATTGCCAATTATTCATCAAAGCACTCAAGAGAGTTTGTGCCACAGAATGGAAAGTCTAATAAAGGTTCTTTGGTCTGTGTACTAAGCAATTGTAACTATTTAGTTGCAGTGCTGTGATTGTGCTATTTTAGCACGAAAACAGTAAAAAGTCAAACGCAATGTGCTACTGACTAGTACGAATGTGCTGATTTACAAACTTCACCATTTCTAGGATTTTCTTTTGAGCAAAACTATTCGCACTACTTATATCATAAAAGGTATTACGATGATGTGATTTTCCCAACCAAGACACCACATAAGCGTGTTTATCCTGTGTGTGTTGTTTTACGTTCAATCCCCCAGCCAAGTTCCTAAGTGCTACTTGTATTTTCGTATATACTTTCCTATCGACAAGTTTCAGATTATGAAACTTTATGTTTTCGTTGTCTAAATCGAGACATAGTACTTTCTTATCAGAAGGAATAACCTTGCCCGATCCTAGAACAAAAGCTAGATTGTGATAGAGCAGGTTTTTCCGTAGTTTCGATTCAGTATCATACAAATACACCTTTCCCGTTTCTGGGTTTGGAAGGATTCTTCTGTTGTTTTCTTGTCTGTGAATCAATCCTTGTTCTTTATCATACTTGTAAAGAATCTGTAATCGTTCAGGGGTTATATCAGGAGACAGACGTTGTTGCACCAGAACCTCCAATCAAGCCCCTACCACGGGCAAACCCTGCCATGAAACCTAGGCGCAACAACTCATAGGATAATTTCTTTTCTGTGTCGTCTAGATAACCTGTACACCGTTTAAAACGAGTCACGGAGTCTTTATCTGTCTCGTTCAACCATTCATGGAATTTAATATCATGTTCTTTCATACAATCTCCTTACTTGTTGTTCCTTCAAACAGAACACTCTCACCACGTATCTCTCGCAGGAAACTCCAGAAAAAGTTTGCGTAAGCAGATTGAGCACTACTCTCTAAGTATCGAAATGGCGGCACTATGTCAAAGGTAGCCTCACCTTCTTCGTACATCATTGCATCAGTTTTTGCATTCAATAATATGTTTGCTGTGTTCATGTAAAACCTTTCTGATTGGTTAAAACTCTATTTTACCACAGATATTTTGATTTGCAACTTAGTCTTAGATTCTGTGGTATAATTGCAAAAGCACTCAAGTTAGCCAAAGTAGATTCTACCTTGACTTTCAGAGTATCCTGTGGTAATATGTTATTTTAAGGAGAAGAATTTGACAAAACGAATAGAAGCATACACGTTTTATGACTTTATTATGAAAGTACAGGAAGCAGTAAAGGAAGGGTGGTGTGTTGACCCCAACGACTCAGAGGGTTATCCTCAAGCACATACAGGGTTCTACCGTTGTGGTATGCATAGACAAGAGAAAATTGCCGCGTTATTGTTACCAAAGCAACCCGCGTTAGTTGTCGAAGCGCAAGAACCAGAACGAGAAACCGTTACTCAAGAGTTCACTCCTTCTCTGGTCTTCACAGTACAGGAAGATGTGCAACCAGTCAAACGTGCGGTTGGTCGTACTAAATCGAACTCAATCTAATATGCGGCATAAACTAGAATTACTGTACATTTATTCAAGATTTAAAATCCTTGAGTGGTATTTCGTTAGTTGTATTGTTTTGCGTGAGTGGAAACGTGAAATATCACTCTTCACTAAAAATAATTCGTAAATAAAGGAGAACGGTTTTGAAACGTAGACAAAAAACAACAGAAGATATTGTAAAGAAAGAGAAATTCCAACGGATTGATTTTCCACAGCTTTACCCAAAGAACGAAAATCAACGACTTTTCTTAGAATCTTTCAAGTACGATACAATGGTGGTTGGTGAAGGTAGCTCTGGTGTAGGTAAAACCCTACTAGCTTGCTATCACGCAGCTAAAAAACTACACTACGGGGATGTTAAGAAAGTTGTACTTATTCGGGCATATCAACCCTTAGCTGGAAGAACTATCGGTTTCATGCCCGGCGATGCTCTGATGAAGTTGTTACCTTTTTATCAACAAATGGTTGACTACTTTGAGGACTATCTTGGTAAAGCACGTACGCAGATTCACCTTACTCAAGGTACAATTGAAATTTGTTCACTAGAGACAATTCGTGGTCGGTCTTGGGATGATGCAATAATTATTGTAGATGAAGCACAAAACTTGTTTGTTCCTGAAATCCAAGCCTTGTGTACCCGATTGGGTGAGAAGAGTCAGATGATTTTTTGCGGAGATGACACTGGTTTTCAAACAGACGTGAAGAACAGCATGAACGGTTTAACGTATCTACAAAAACTGACGGAAAAATACAACATCCCTGAAGTGACTTTTGTTAAGTTCAACCGTGAGGATATTTGTCGCTCTGGTATTACGAAATCTTTTGTCACAGCTTTTGAGGATGAAATGCTAGCGGATAAAACAGGTAAAGCTATTTTGTCGCAGACAGAACAAGACAAACAGTTTAAAAAACACCGATAAGAAAAAGGGTAAACATGCTTGAATTGAGAAATAAAAACTCTGAAGAATATAGTGATGAAGACTTTGACGATATACCACAACAACGCGGTAGTAAAAACCTGTTTGAAACAACTCACCGATCTACCGCTTACGACTATTATCTAGATACCCCGATAGGCGACAAGAGCAAGTATCGAGATTTGCTTCACACGCTCTACAACATGGAAGAAGGAGATTCCCTAAGACTGTTTGTGAGCGGGCCGGGTGGACAACTCGATACAATGCTGGAGATTATCACTGCTGTTGAATCTTGTCGTGGGCGTGTTATTGGTGTTCTAACGGGTACAGCAGCGTCTGCTCACGGTATCCTTGCGTTAGCCTTGCCCGAGCTGCAAGTGCTCCACAGAGCTAGTATTATGATTCACAACGCTTCTTTTGGTGCGGGTGGTAAAGTACAAGAAGTTCAATCTATGGTTGACTATAGTATTAAAGTCTGCAAAGAAGTGTTTGAAGAATTTTATACAGGTTTTCTTAGTGAAACAGAACTTGCTGATCTTTTCAAAGGCGTGGATTTCTACTTTAATGCACAAGAAATACAAACAAGGTTGAAGAAGAGAAATACTTATCGTAAGAAACAAATCAATGTTGTGAAAAAGAAAACAACAGACAATTAAACTGATAAAAACCTCCTACAAGAAATAAATCTCGTAGGAGGTTTTTCTTTATTAAAAATAGTATAATCTCTCCATCAACAACTCTGAAAGGAAAACAAAATGACTATAAAACACGCAGAAATCATCAAGCACATGGTAGATCATGGGTATGAAAGCGTAGAGTATGAGTATGGTGGTCGATGGTTTTTTGCTAGAGAAAGCATAACTCCTCTACGCCTTCCTACTTTTAACTGGCGCATTAGACCTGCTGAAAAATTATTGCACATAGAAAATTTTCCAACACCTGAGACAAAAGCACTCGCATACGGAGAAACATATTATCTGTTGACAATCAGTCCCTGCATACCAAACTTGTGTACATGGTACAACGCAAACGATGAATGGGTAGCTTTGAAAAAGGGACGAGTGTATAAGTCGAAAGATAAATGCAATTTGGCACGCAATCTGCTCCTGTCTGCCTTGTCTGTAACGGTGACGTGATGACTTTGCATTCGATTGTCACAGAACACGATCTTGTATTTCACAAAACACGTACTAGGTTAATAGAAAACGTGTTATACTTACGTTGTTATTAATTTTAAAGGAGATCACAAATGAGTAAAATCGAAATAGGTAAAAAATACCAAACGAAAAGCAACATCAAAGTAAAACGTGTACTCTGCACGGATGCTGCTGCCCCCTTTTCTGTTGTTGTGCTGTTGGAAAATGGTAAAATCATCCGAACCACAGAGCACGGCGAATATTATGAAGTAGAAATACCTCACGACTTTGATTTAGTAGAGGTATCTCCGTTCTCTGAATTTAAAGACGGAGACCCTGTTATGGTGCGTGACAACGATATGCAGGTTTGGAGAAAACGATATTTTGCTCGTGTTTCACCGCAAAGTAGTTCAATACAGGCCTACACAGATGGTACAACCAAGTGGTCAAACGATGGTCGTTTTTCAGACTGGAATCAGTGCCGTAAACCAACACAAGCAGAACTGGAATGACTTACACAGCCAATGAATTGTTCAGAACAGCGTTTAACTACATGGATTTACAATTAGACTGCGCCTTTGGAAGAGGATTACCGCATGGAATAAACCAAGTATGCGTTTGTTGTAAGGCTGGATCGTTAGATGAAGCTGGAGCTACGATTGGTTCTGTTGATAGAATCACTGATGAATTAGAACTTAAACCGTGGTCAACCTTTTACAAGACAAAAGAATACACTGCTTATGTGTGTAGGAGTTGTGGTTATCAGTGGTCATGGTATAGAGACAAACAACAAAAGGAAACTACAGAATGAATCCTAAACAATCCACGTTAAGCGAAAGAATAGTTTTATGCAAGAAATAAACGTACTTAGTTTGTTTGATGGAATATCTTGTGGACAAGTCGCACTACAAAGAGCAGGTGTTGTTGTAAACAACTACTTTGCGTCAGAGGTAGATAAATACGCTATAGCAGTTACACAGAAAAACTACCCAAATACTCACCAACTCGGAGATGTTACAGCAATAAAAGCTGAGCACCTACCTAAGATTGATTTATTGATAGGAGGGAGTCCCTGTCAAGGTTTTTCTTTTGCTGGCAAAGGTTTAAACTTCGATGACCCACGGAGTAAACTGTTTTTTGAGTTTGTGAGACTACTAAAGGAAGTAAAACCTAAGTATTTCTTACTAGAAAACGTGGTTATGAAAAAAGAAATATCTGCTGTTATTTCAGAGCTTCTTGGTGTGCAACCAATCATGATAAACAGCAGTCTTGTCTCTGCTCAAAACCGCAAGAGGCTTTACTGGACAAACATACCGAACGTACAACAACCAGAAGACTTAGGTTTGATGTGGGGTCATGTTAGAGAAACAGGTGTTAATTCTGAGAGCTATTACTACACAGAGAAAGCAATGCAGTGGTTGGCTAGAAGTAGTCAGAAACGAAACAAAGTGCTGGTTGTTCACTCAGACTTCGAGAAAATGCAGATGATTGAAGCTAGTCACTGCAAGAAATACAGTAATCAGAGGTTTTTCGGTATTGTGGATTACCCGACATGCAAACAAACAATTGCTTCCTTGCGAGGGAGATTTGTTGTTGGTGGAAAAAGACAAGATAGTAAAGTAAGCACCGAAGGTTTGACAAAACAATACATTGAGTTCAGGTATGACAACAAGTCAAACTGCTTGAGTACAGTAAAGAAAGACAACATTGTTGTACCTTTTACACTTCCCTATAGGATACCTCCTGATGATTTCCTGTTCCGTTACATAACTCCTTTGGAATGCGAAAGACTTCAGACGTTACCAGACGGATACACTAGCTGTGTGTCAGATACACAACGGTATAAGGCGATTGGTAACGGTTGGACTGTAGATGTTGTTGCTGGTATCTTCAAAAGCATGGTACAATAACTTCATCAACAACACAGCCAGAAAGGAAACCTCATGTCAAACTCTATGCAAATTAAACTAAGCGATTACGTATCCGATGAAGAAATAAAAGCTACCATCCTTGATGAAATCCGACGATTTACACGTAACAACACCGAGACTACACTCAAGAGAATCTTCTCCAACGGTGCTTACGAGATTCTTTCCCAGTGTATTGATAAGAACACATCTGCTTCTGTGTTGGAAGAACTAGCAAACACAGTCAATCGTTTGTTGACTGATAAAGCCTCAATTCAGTACCAGCTTTTCAAACAGCCCGACCAGTGGAATAGAGAACCAAGTATGGTTGCTAGAGTTTTCTCAGACTGTGTTTTTAAACGTGGAAAAGAAATCGCGGAAGCTGTTGACAAACATCTTGCTACGTTAAACGCAAAAGATTTTAAAACTTTTCTAATCCGCTATGCGGTAAAAGAAAAATAAGCGCTTCAAACCTAAACCATCAGTGAAAGGAAAACCATGTTATTCATGCCTATTTTATTCTTCTGTACAGTAAACGGTGTATGCGCGTTTAAAGCGTTTCCAGCTACTACAAACGTCTCTTACTGCAATCAGGCAGTACAAGAGATCAAAACACGACTAGAACCCTCACTAGATGACTTCAGCACTATAGCCGTTACTTGTGTCAGTGTAAAGAAAGCTGAAGAAGTATGAACTGGTGTTTATTTGGTTTTCATAAATATAGTAAATTTACTGGTTTAATAGATGCACGAAATAGTGATTTTACTAAATTACAGGCAAGAGTTTGTGAAGATTGTGGTAAAATACAAGTAAAGAAAATATCCCAACCTTGGAACACTTGGTTTCTTTTAAGCGATACAAACACAAAACTAGAAGAGTTGCAATGCAAAAATTAACCAAAGATCAGCAGATTGTCAACTGTGTTGTTGTATTGATTTCAGAGTAATGACAAGACTTGCATAAAACTGTTCAAAACATATTAAATAACTTACATATAAAGGTACTACTCAATGGACTCTTTCAGTTTTCTTCTCTTTATTGTTATTGCTTTTGGTGGTTTCATCCTATTTTCACACATAGTGTATATAGTTGCTTTTGATGTGATTAACGAAAAAGCAGACGACAAAATAGCAAATTGTTTTAAAGATATAGATAAACTCTTATCTCCTCATGGTCTGGAAGTAATGAGGCGAAGTAACAATTGTTGGACAATTTATGACTGTGCTTGTAGTATGCCTTTTTCAGTTGCTATTCCAGCTAGTAAATTCTTATTTTTATTAAAACAATTAAAGTACGGTAAGATTACAACAGAAGATTTTTTGAGCTATCTTAGGAACACTGAAATAAAGCACACTAGGAAATTACAGAAATCCAAGGAACTATAACGTTAGACACAAAGGAAAAGAAATGGAAACCAGAACAAGTCAACAACAGAATCGAGAGCACAGTCATTATTTCAAGGATGTGTCCAAGTTATCTAAAATAGATGTTTACCGTGTCTTACAACTATTTAATGTCACTGACCCATGTATCCAGCACGCAGTTAAGAAGCTTCTTGTAGCTGGTGGTCGTGGTGCAGGTAAGGATGTATCGAAAGATATTAAAGAAGCAAGGGAATCACTAGTACGCTGGCAAGAAATGCAGGTAGAAACAACCCCTGAAATTCAACAAACTTTTGATGAACAACCAAAAGAAAGTAAGGTTGCTCTTGCACCTGAAGATGTTGTAGTAACTTACGACAATCACACCGTTTATCTTGTTCACAGACCAACAAATCTTACTATTGTTTACAATGATCTCTATGTAACCAAAAGGAGTGCTTGGGCACAGCTTACAGAGAAGGTTAAGAAACACAACCAACAAAAGGAAACTAAATGAAATTCTATAATCCGTTTAAACCGCACATTGTCGAGATAAATAAACTTTATTATATTAAAATACAGCAGACAACGCGACCGTGGTTCAAGGATGCTTTGTACTTGAACTGTTATTTTGTTTGGCATTATTTTGGAACAAATACGCAGTATTTCAGCACACAAGAAGCAGCAGAAAATTTCTGGCTAGAGTATTCGGCTAGGACTAAAAAAGAAAAAGAAGCATGCACAGAATGCGCACTTGTGGGGTGCAACGGTGAATGTTCCGGCAATGGCGCGATGGGAGATTGAAATGAAAATAACCAGTTGCAACACGTAAAACAGATGAGCCGAACAGAGAATTTATTTTTAATTGACAAACAGGTATCATCTTCGTACCATGTAAACGTGATACAATACCCTAAATCTATAACTTAACCCTAACTCAATAAAGGAACAAAAATGGCACTACGTATTTACAAATTTAACTTTAAAGGTATTTATCTCGGAGGCGAAGCTGTTGTTGTCGCTGGTAGTTTTGAAGAAGGTTTAGCCAAGGTTAAAACCATTCAACCCTTTAACAACGAACCAATTTGCGAGAACAAAAAAGGCGAAGTCATTAAAGCAGAGGTTGTTTACTTTGCTAACGGAGACTATTGATTGTCATTAAGGACAGAACCATACAATGATTGATGTAAACTTCAGTAACGACTTAATTAACTACGGAGCTACAGCAGCAGTTTTAATCTGCGTTGTTGGTTTGTTCGTGGAAATAGTTATATCCTTACCTAAGAAAGACAAGAAATGACTAGAACAGATTTACTAGCCCACGCTGCAAACGCACGGGTTGCCCGATGGTCTGCTATACACAATGATATGTTGGTGTGGGATATGCACCACCCAGAGCAACCATACATGATTTCCCAGTATAAAGCTGTACAGGACAACCTGCTAAATGAGGCTACTTTTCTTCAAGCATTGGCAGGGAGTGTAGAATAAGTAATAACGTCAGTAATACAAGCGTCTGGGTATTACCTATTAGTAAAGCTCAATTCAATGCTCTAAGCTAGGTATCCAGATCATTTCACTTGACTTGTTATTAAATCCGTGATAGAATACAAGTATGAAAGAAAGTACATGTACTTGAATTAAACACTGCGGTTAACCTACATAAAAACTAGGCAAGATGTTGGGTGTTTACCCTACCACGAGGTAGGTTTCAGTTTTACAAGAGAACCCCAAAGAACTAACGTGTGCTGAACTAGAGCGTATGGGTGGCGGTTGGCAATCCCAACTGAGAAGTCTAGGTTAAGTATCCAGTCTCAATCAATATGAACTTTCTTCAAGTTCTTTAGATGCCGAGTCCGATAAGCTGTTTATTCCACATGCTGTTTACACAGCAACAGGAAGGTCTCGTGCCGTTCCGAACTCATCAATATGTTTTAAATTAC